ATGAGATCGGGCGCCGCCTGGCTTGCCTCCGCGACGGCGGAGCAGATTGACGCCTTTCTGGGGGGCCTGAGCGATGCTTCGCTGGCGGCCCTGCCGTGGCTGTTCGAGTTCTGGGCGCTGCCGCACCAGTTGCCGCCCGAAGGGGCGTGGAAAACCTGGGTGATCATGGGCGGGCGCGGAGCGGGCAAGACGCGCGCCGGGTCGGAATGGGTGCGCGCCGAGGTGGAAGGCGGGCGGCCGGGGGATGCCGGGCGGTCGCGGCGGGTGGCGCTGGTGGGCGAGACCATCGACCAGGTACGCGAAGTGATGGTGTTCGGCGACAGCGGGATTCTGGCCTGTTCGCCGCCCGACCGGCGCCCGGAATGGCAGGCGGGGCGGCGGCGGCTGGTCTGGCCGAATGGTGCGGTGGCCGAGGTCTATTCGGCGCATGAGCCCGACAGTCTGCGCGGGCCGCAGTTCGATGCGGCCTGGGTGGACGAATTGGCCAAGTGGAAGAAGGCCGAGGCGACCTGGGACCAGTTGCAGTTCGCGCTGCGGCTGGGGGGGCATCCGCGTCAGGTGGTGACGACGACGCCGCAGAATGTGGCGGTACTGAAGGCGATCCTGCGCAACCCTTCGACGATGATCACCCATGCGCCGACCGAGGCGAACCGGGCGCATCTGGCGAAGTCGTTCCTGGAGGAGGTGCGCAGCCGGTACAAGGGCAGCCGTCTGGAGCGGCAGGAACTGGACGGGGTGTTGCTGGAGGATACCGAAGGGGCGCTGTGGACCCATTCCGGCCTGGACGGGGCGCGGCTGGAGCGAAGCCCGAAGCTGGACCGGATTGTCGTGGCGGTGGACCCGCCGGTGACGGGGGGCGCGCATGCCGACGAATGCGGGATTGTGGTTGCGGGGGTCGTGATGGACGGCCCGCCGCAGGATTGGCGGGTCGTGGTGCTGGAGGATGCGACGCTGGCCGGGGCGAGCCCGCAACGCTGGGCCGAAGCGGCGGTTGCGGCCTTTGGCCGGCATGGTGCGGACCGGATCGTGGCAGAGGTGAACCAGGGCGGGCAGTTGGTGACCGACCTGATCCGCAGCATCGACGGGGTGGTGCCGGTCAAGGCGGTGCGGGCGTCGGACGGCAAGGCGGCGCGGGCGGAACCGGTGGCGGCGCTGTATGAACAGGGGCGGGTGAAGCATCTGGCCGGGATGGCGGCGCTGGAGGACCAGATGTGCCGCATGACGGTACAGGGCTATGCGGGCCGGGGCAGCCCGGACCGGGTGGATGCGCTGGTCTGGGCGATCACAGAACTGGTGATCGAGCCGGCCAAGGCGCGGCGCGCGGCGCCGCGGGTTCGCGGGTTGTAGGGGCCGGCTTCGGGCTGGGGTGACAGGGCACGATGGCGCCCTGCGGGTGCGCGGGTTATGGCGGCGGACCGGGGGGCTTTGCGCCCCCCGGACCCCCCGCAGGATATTTTCAGACAGAAAATGCAGGCAGGTCGCGGGTCCGTCGGGTGGGCATCGCGCGGTTCGGCATGGGCGAGCGAGGAGCGGCGGATGGTTTTCGGATTTGGGAAGGCGGCGGCGGTGGTGCCGGAGGTCAAGGCGAGTGCCACGGGGCCGGTGATCGCGTTTCAGGGCAGTGGCCGGGTGGCCTGGAGCCCGCGCGACACGGTGTCGTTGACGCGCAACGGGTTTCTGGCCAATCCGGTGGTGTTTCGCGCGGTGAAGCTGATTGCCGAGGCGGCGGCGGCGCTGCCGCTGGTGGTGCAGGATTGCGAGCGGCGGTATGAGGTGCATCCGGTGCTGGACCTGATCCGGCGGCCCAATGCGGCGCAGGGCAAGGCGGATTTCTTCGAGGCGGTCTATGGGCAACTGCTGTTGTCGGGGAATGCCTATGTCGAGGCGGTGCCCGGGGCGGGGGCGGCGCCGGGCGAGTTGCATGTGCTGCGGTCGGACCGGATGAGCCTGGTGCCGGGGGCGGATGGCTGGCCGGTGGCCTATGACTATGTGGTGGGCAACCGCAAGCACCGGTTCGACATGACGGCGGGGGTGGCGCCGGTCTGTCACATCCGGGCGTTCCACCCGCAGGATGACCACTATGGCTTTTCGCCGATGCAGGCGGCGGCGGTGGCGCTGGACGTGCATTCGAGTGCCAGCCGCTGGTCCAAGGCTTTGCTGGACAATGCCGCGCGGCCTTCGGGGGCGATTGTCTACAAGGGCGCGGACGGGCAGGGCGCGTTGAGCGCGGACCAGTATGACCGGCTGGTGATGGAGATGGAAAGCCACCACATGGGCGCGCGCAATGCCGGGCGGCCGATGTTGCTGGAAGGGGGGCTGGACTGGAAGCCGATGGGGTTCAGCCCCAGCGACATGGAGTTCCACAAGACCAAGGAGGCGGCGGCGCGGGACATTGCCATTGCCTTCGGGGTGCCGCCGATGTTGCTGGGGGTCACCGGCGACGCGACCTATGCCAATTACCAGGAGGCGAACCGGGCGTTTTTCCGGCTGACGGTGTTGCCGCTGGTGGCCAAGGTGTCGGCGGCGCTGGGGCACTGGCTGTCGGCGTTTGGCGCCGAGGCGGTGGAGTTGAAGCCGGACCTTGACCAGGTGCCCGCGCTGGCGGTGGAGCGCGATGCGCAATGGGCGCGGGTGGCGGGGGCCGAATTCCTGACCGTGGCGGAAAAGCGCAGCCTGCTGGGGCTGCCGCCGATGCCGGAGGAGGCATGACGACGCGCAAGCCGGGGGGATCGCGGTTTCTGTACGACAGTTTCGACGCGGCGGCGGCGCGGATCGAGGCCAACGAGCGGGTGGCCGAAGAACGCTGGGGCGCGCTGGAGCGGCGGCTGGGGCAGATCGACGATGCGCTGGAGCGGTTGGAAAAACGCATCTGGCTTGGGGTTTTCGGGGTGGCCGCGTTCCTGCTGGCGCAGGGCGCCGAGGCCATCTTGCGGGCGGCACTGAAATAGGAGGCACAATGGGTTGGGATGACGGGGGCTATGGCCCGGGGCTGGAGCGCAAGTTCCACCGGCCGGAGGCCGGGCTTGCGGTGGTCGAGGGGCAGCGGATTTCCGGCTATGCGTCGGTGTTCGGGGCCACGGATCAGGGCGGCGATGTGGTGTTGCCGGGCGCCTATGCGGCGTCCCTGGCGGCGCTGAAGGCGGGGGGGCGGGCGGTCAAGATGTTGTGGCAGCATGACCCGGCGCAACCGATCGGCGTCTGGGACGAGGTGCGCGAGGACGCGCAGGGCCTGTGGGTTTCGGGCCGGTTGCTGGCCGAGGTGGCGCGGGGTCGCGAGGCGGCGGCGCTGATCGCGGCGGGGGCGGTGGACGGGTTGTCCATCGGGTACCGCACCAAGCGGGCGGAAAAGGATGCCAGCGGCCGGCGGATGCTGGCCGAGGTGGAGTTGTGGGAAGTGTCGCTGGTGACGTTTCCCATGCTGGCGCAGGCGCGGGTACAGGCCAAGGCCGAGCCGGGGCCTGATCTGATCGGGATGCTCACGGGGGCCTTTGCGCAGGCCCGGCGGGAGTTGGCAGGCCGCTGAGGCCGTTTTCGGAAAGGTGGAATGGATGACCGAGCACCAGTCTCGGGCCGGAGAAGGCATATCCGGTGAGGCGACCCGCGCGATGTCGGGTTTTCTGACCGAATTCAATGGCTTTCAGGCCGAAGTGAAGAAACGTCTGCAACAAACGGAAGAGCGTGTGATGAACCTGGACCGCAAGAATTTCGCCGGCCGCCCGGCCCTTTCGATGGCCGCCGATGTCGAGGTGCCGCACCGCAAGGCGTTTGACGCCTATCTGCGCGTCGGCGATGACGACGGGCTGCGCGGGCTGGTGCTGGAAGGCAAGGGGCTGATCAGTGCGGTGAATGCCGAAGGCGGCTATCTGGTGGATCCGCAGACCTCGGACAGCATCCGTGCGGTGTTGAAGAACACCAGTTCGCTGCGGGCGGTGGCGAATGTGGTGCAGGTGGAGGCGACCAGTTTCGATGTGCTGGTGGACCGCGGCGATGTGGGCCATGGCTGGGGCACCGAGGTGGCGTCGGTCACCGAAACCGGCACGGCGCAGATCGAGCGGATCAGCATTCCGCTGCACGAGCTGAACGCGATGCCGAAGGCGAGCCAGCGGTTGCTGGACGACAGCGCCTTTGACATCGAAGGCTGGCTGGCGGGGCGCATCGCCGACAAGTTCTCGCGCGCCGAGGCGGCGGCGTTCATCGGGGGCGATGGCAACAACAAGCCGACGGGGTTCCTGGACCATGGCAAGGTCGCGGATGCGTCCTGGGCCTGGGGCAGCCTGGGCTATGTGGCCACCGGGGTTTCGGGCGATTTCAGCGCGGCCAATCCGGCGGATGCGATTGTCGATCTGGTCTATGCGCTGGACGCGACCTACCGCGCCAACGGCACCTTCGTGATGAACTCGAAAACCGCCGGTGCCGTGCGCAAGATGAAGGATGCCGATGGCCGCTTCCTGTGGTCGGACGGCATGGCGGCGGGGGAGCCGGCGCGGCTGATGGGGTATCCGGTGCTGATCGCCGAGGACATGCCCGACATCGGCGCCGGTGCCTATGCCATTGCGTTCGGCGACTTCAAGGCGGGCTACACCATTGCGGAACGCCCGGACCTGCGGGTGCTGCGTGACCCGTTCAGCGCCAAGCCGCATGTGCTGTTCTATGCCACCAAGCGGGTGGGCGGCGATGTGAGCGACTTTGCCGCCATCAAGCTGTTGCGCTTCGCCGTTTCGTAACCGGGACCTTGGGGGGCCGGGGTTTTCCGGTCCCTTCGGGTCAGGGCGCGCATCGGTGAACCGGTGCTGTCTAGCATGTCCCTCCGCCCGAGCGGTGCCGGGGTGCGCGCCCATTGTGGAGGATCGAGGAGAGCGGGAATGAGGCTGACGGAAACGACGGGCGTGCCCGATGCGGCGCTGCCGGTGCAGGCGATGAAGGACCATCTGCGGCTGGGGTCGGGGTTCGCCGATGACGGGATGCAGGATGCGCTGATCCGGGGCTATCTGCGTGCGGCGCTGGCGGCGGTGGAGGCGCGGATCGGCAAGGCGTTGATCCTGCGGGATTTCATGCTGGCTCTGAACCGCTGGCGCGACGGGGCGGCCCAGCCCTTGCCGGTGGCGCCGGTGGCGGCGGTGGTGTCGGTGACGGTGGTGGACGAGGACGGCGTGCCGGTGGCGGTGCCTTCGGCACGCTGGCGGCTGGAGGGGGATTTGCACCGCCCCAAGCTGATGGCCCGGGGCGTGTTGTTGCCCGAGGTGCCGGAAGGTGGACGGGCCGAGGTGGTGTTCGAGGCCGGTTTCGGGGCCTGGGAGGCGGTGCCGGCCGATCTGCGGCAAGCGGTGATGATGCTGGCCGCGCAATATCACGAGCTGCGCCACGAAGCCGGTGTGGCGGCGATGCCGTTCGGGGTGATGGCGCTGATCGAGCGGTGGCGCACGGTGCGGGTGCTGGGGGGCGGGGCATGACGCCGCGCCTGAACCGCGCGCTGGTGCTGGAGGCGCGGGACGAGACCCCGGACGGTGCGGGCGGGCTGGTGGTGGGCTGGGCGGCGCTCGGTACGCTTTGGGCCGCAGTCTTGCCCGGTACGGGGCGCGAGGGTGGGGACGAGGGGGTCAGCACCGGCGAGGTGGCGTGCCGGATCGTCGTGCGCGGTGCGCCGGTGGGAGCGCCGTCGCGGCCCGTCGCGGGCCGGCGGTTTCGCGACGGGGCGCGGGTGTACCGCATCCTGGCGGTGACCGAGGCGGACCCGGGCGGGCGGTATCTGACCTGTTTTGCGCGTGAGGAGGTGCCGGCATGAGCTATGGCAGCGGGGCTGCCTTGCAGGCGGCGGTTTACGCGCGGTTGGCGGCAGAACTGGCCGGGGTGCCGGTGCTGGATGCGGTGCCGGGCGGGCAGGCGCCGGAAACCTACGTGCTGATCGGGCCGGAGGAGGTGCGCGATGCGTCCGATTCCTCGGGGGTCAGGGGCGGATCACCGGCTGGCGGTCAGCGTGGTGAGCCGGGCGGCGGGGTTTGCGGGCGCCAAGGCGGTGGCGGTGGCGGCGTCGGACGCGCTGACCGGGGCCTCGCTGGTGCTGGCACGCGGGCGGCTGGTGGGGCTGTGGTTCCTGACCGCGCAGGCGCGGCGGCTGGACAACGGGGCGGTGCGGCGGGTTGACATGGTGTTCAGGGCGCGGATCGAGGCCTGA